AAGTGCTAACAGTGATTTAACTTATTTTGTTTCATATGAAGAATTAGACGACGCGTAGGAGGTAATTAGCTATGGCAAATGGCGGAATTATCGGACCAGTTCAAGAAGGAGCAAAGTGCTCAACAATTTCAGCTAAAGTAACTTCTTTTACATCATCAGGAACTTTTACTGCACAAGCAACAGCTAGTGCTGATTATTTAGTAGTAGCTGGTGGCGGTGGTACATTTGGAGCAAGTTCACATGGAAGTGGCGGTGCAGGAGCTGGAGGTTATAGAGCTTCAGGACCTACTACACCAAGTCCAACAAGAGGAAGTGCAGTTCCAGTAATAGGAGGCACTTCGTATGCAATTACTGTCGGTGGTGGAGGTACTAATGGAAGTTGTAATGCAGCAGGTTCAAATTCAGTTTTTAATTATGCAGGATGTGCAACTATAACATCTGCTGGAGGTGCAAAAACCGATACAGATGGGAGTTCAGATAATGGTGGATCTGGAGGTGGTGGTTTTGGTGGTGGTGACGGAGTACCTGGAGGATCAGGAAATACTCCTCCTACAACTCCTCCTCAAGGAAATAATGGAGGTAATGGTGTAGACGCTGGATGTTTCTCTGGATCAGGTGGCGGCGGTGGAGGTGGTGGAGCTGGTGGAAACGGAGGACCAAATGTAGGTGGTACACCTGGATCTGGTGTAGCAAATACAATTACAGGTAGCCCAGTAACTTATGCTGCTGGAGGTGCTGGAGGTTCTAGAAAAGGTAACATGGGAGCTGGTGTTACTGAAGGTCAAAATGGTTCTGACAATACTGGTCAAGGAGGAGCCGGAACTATTGCAATAACAGGATCTGGTAGTTCTGGTGGTACAGGTGGTTCAGGTATAGTAGTTATTAAAGAACCAGAAGCAACTGTAAAAGTTGCTCCTGGTATGTGGACTTTAAATGAACATTTTGAAAGTGTTAAAGCAGGGGATTGGGTATAAGAATTGACTAAATAAATATTATAGTATAAATTAATAAAAAAAATATTATGGCACATTTTGCAGAATTAGAATCAAAAACAGATCCAACAGGTTTTACATCTGATACACATTTAGTTGTTAAAAGAGTAGTAGTTGTTGCTAACGATGAAGTACCGTCAGATGAACACGCTGATGGTGAAACATGGTGTGTAAATTTTTTTGGTGGTGGAACATGGAAACAAACTTCTTACAATAATAATTTTAGAAAACAATATGCAGGTATAGGTATGATATACAATGCATCAAAAAATAAATTTTTAGGTGTACAACCTTATGCTTCATGGGCATTAAATAGTGATGATGATTGGAAAGCACCAATAACTTATCCATCAGTAACTGATGATGGTGAAGAAACACCTTCATGGTTTTATGATATTAAATGGAACGAAACAAAATATAACGCCAACAACAACACTGGTTGGGAAGCAACAAAAACAAACGACACTTCAGATCCAAAAACAGTTTATAATTGGAATGGTTCAGCTTGGGTGTCCGAATAGGAGACTTAAATGGCCAGAACAAATGGCGGTATAATTGGTAAAAGAAACGCAAGTTCTTTTGGAAAATGCACGGTCACATCTAAAACATCTACAGGAGCAGTAACCACACAACCAGGAACAAGAGTAATGGATGTATTGGTTGTTGGCGCTGGCGGTGGCGGTGGAGCTACTAGAGGAGGTGGTGGTGGTGCAGGTGGTTTTAGGTCTTTTTCAAGTTTAAATGTGTGTGGAAACTCACCCTATACAGCAACTATAAATGGTGGAGGTGCAGGCGGTACGACTCCTTCTAGAACTGGAACAGCCGGTGGTTTATCAAAAATAGTAATAGATTGTACAACATATCAATCTGATGGTGGTGGCGGTGGTGGTAATGAAGGTGGTTCAGGAACCAATGGAGCTTCTGGTGGTGGAGCAACTAGTGGTGGAAGTGCTGGATCAGGGAACACTCCTCCAAGATCACCTCCTCAAGGAAATGATGGTGGTGGTGCCGAAGGATCTCCACCAGGAAATGTTTATGGAGCTGGTGGTGGCGGTGGAGCTAGTGCTGTAGGTGGAGATGGTAATCAACCTTCTAATGCTGGAGCTGGTGGAGCTGGAACTGCAAGTAATATTACAGGTTCTTGTGTAACTTACGCTGGAGGTGGCGGAGGTGGAACATATTTAGGAAGAGGAACTGCTGGAGATGGAGGATCAGGTGGTGGCGGAGATGGTACTGTAGGAGCCTGTGCAACTGCAGGGTGTGCGAACACTGGTGGTGGTGGAGGAGGATCTGGAACTGGAACAGCTGGTGGTGGAAATGGTGGTTCTGGTATTGTTATTACAAAAGAATTAAACAAAGCAAGTGGTGTATGGAATTTAAGAAGTCAAAAAGCTAGATTAGAACAAGGCACATGGCCTAGATTTTTTTATGAATTAGATTATTTAGTAGTAGCAGGTGGTGCTGGAGCAACAGGTTGTTCTACAGGTGGAGGTGGTGCTGGAGGTATGAGAATGTCTGGCTATGGTCCTAGTCCATTACAAGGATCAGCATTAGAAATATCTACAGGTTGTTTTACTATAACAGTTGGTGGAGGTGGTGCTGCTGGCCCTGCTTCGTGTCAAGCAGGCTCTAATGGTAATGATTCAATTTTTTCAACAATTACATCAGCTGGTGGTGGCCGTGCAGGAATGATTAATGCAGTGGGGATTGCTGGTGGATCTGGAGGTGGTGGAACAGGAACTTTTCCTGCTAGTCCAGGATCTTCTGTTGCAACAGGAGGAGCTGGTAATACACCTCCTACAGACCCCCCTCAAGGTAATCCAGGTGGTACAGGTTTTGATGGTTTAGTAGCAAGAACATATGGTGGTGGCGGTGGTGGTGCTGGTGCTGCAGGTGGTAATTCATCAGGTCCTGCACCAAATGGGAGTGCGGGTGCTGGTGGTGCAGGTGTTGCTAATAATATTTTAGGTCCATGTACTACATATGCTGGTGGAGGAGGTGGTACGACTAATGCTAATAATGGACAAGGTGCATCTGGTGGATCAGGTGGAGGTGGTGCTGGAGCTAATCCAGGAGGATCATCTGGTTGTGCAAATACTGGTGGTGGTGGTGGAGCTGGTATAGCTAATTCAGGTGGTGGAGGTACAGGTGGAACTGGTGGATCTGGTATTGTGGTAATTAGAGGACCAAGTGCGGTTACTTTTGCTGGTAGTCCTACACCTGCAAGAACACTATCTACTCACCCAGGTGGAGATAAGATAATTAAATTTACAGCTTCTGGAACATTGACAGTAAGTTAATAATAAGTATATTATTTTTATAGTGGTAAAAGAAAGAATATGAATTTAACAAATTATTACTGGTATTTTAAATCAGCAATTCCAGAACGTATCTGTGATGACATTGTTCGTTATGGAAAACAACTACAAGATCAAATGGCAGTAACTGGTGGTTTTGGTAATGGTAGAAAATTAAATGCAAAACAAACAAAAGATTTAAAAAAGAAAAGAAATTCAGATATTGTTTGGATGAGTGATAGATGGATATATAAAGAAATACAACCATACATTAATCAAGCTAATATAAATGCTGGTTGGAATTTTCAATGGGATTTTTCTGAAGCTTGTCAATTTACAAAATATACTAAAGGTCAATTTTATGATTGGCATTGTGATGGTTGGGATCAACCTTATCAAAGAGAACAAGGAGATCCATCAAACGGTAAGATTAGAAAGTTATCTGTAACTGTAACACTATCTGATTCTAAAAATTATAAGGGTGGTGAATTAGAATTTGATTTTAGAAATCAAGATCCAGATAAAAAACCTAATGTACATAAATGTAAAGAAATATTACCTAAAGGATCTTTAGTTGTATTTCCTGGTTTTGTATGGCATAGAGTATGTCCAGTAAAAAGTGGAGAAAGAAACAGTTTGGTTATTTGGAATTTAGGATGGCCTTATAAATAGCAGAAATATGAAAAAGAAAAAAACAAAAAAAGAATTAATGTTTCCAAAACAACTACAAAGGGAAGACCTATTTCCGTCTCCTATATGGTATGGTGATGAACCTGGTTTTGTTAATGAATTAAATAATGCATCAGACCCTTATATAGAAGCATCAAAAAAAAATTTAAAAGAAACAATAGACAAACGAAATAAAAAGTTTGGTAACAAAGGAGATATGGGACACGTGTTTCATTCAACATCTTTAATAGGTGATCCTAAATTTAAAAAACTACAAGATTATGTAGGAGCAACCGCACATAATTTATTAGTTGAAATGGGTTTTGATTTAACAAATTATTCAGTATTTATTACAGAAATGTGGGTGCAAGAATTTCCTAAAAAAGGTGGTGGTAATCACACATTACATACACATTGGAATGGTCATATATCTGGTTTTTATTTTTTAAAAGCAAGTGAGGCTACATCTATGCCATTATTTGAAGACCCTAGACCAGGTAATATTATGAATCTTTTACCAGAAGCAGATAAATCAAAATTAAGTTATGCATCAACGCAAATAAATTATAAAGTAAAACCAGGCAAAACTATGTTTTTTCCATCGTATATGCCTCATCAATACATAGTAGATATGGGTTATGAGCCATTTAGATTTATACATTGGAATTGTCAAGCAATACCAAAGGCAGTATTAAATGCAAAATAAAGATATGAAAAAAGCTTTTATTAAAACTATATTAGAATCTAGTCCATTAAAAACTAAACCAAATTTTATAGATAATTTTTTAAAATCTAAAATGCAATTGAAAGGTAAAAATGTCATTAAAAAAATCGGCGTTCCAAAAAAATAAATACTCTGTTTTAAAAAATGCAGTATCACCAGAGATAGCTAATTTTGTATATAATTATTTTTTAAACAAAAGAAAAGTTGCAAGATTTTTATTTGATCAAAAATACATATCACCTTTTACAGAATACTTTGGTGTTTGGAATGATCAACAAGTACCAAATACTTATTCACATTATAGTGATATAGCAATGGAAACTTTATTAGAACAAGTTAAACCTGTTATGGAAAAACATACAAATTTAAAATTATCTCCTACATACGCTTATGCTAGAATATATAAAAAAGGAGATGTGTTAGCTAGACACAAAGATAGATACTCTTGTGAAATATCAACAACATTAAATTTGGGTGGTGATCCATGGTCAATCTATCTAGATCCAACAGGTAACAAAGGTCAAGCAGGTATTAAAGTTGATCTTAACCCTGGAGATATGCTTATATATTCTGGTTGTGAACTAGAACATTGGAGAGAAGAATTTACAGGTAAAGACTGTGGACAAGTATTTTTACATTATAATAAATCATCATCTAAAACAGCTAAAGAAAATCTATACGATAAAAGACCATTTTTAGGGTTGCCTGCTTGGTATAAAGGCTTTAAAATACCTAAATAATATTGTATATAATAATATGGCGGGAGATTCCACCACACCATCTCCTGCCTTATTATTAAGGATTTTTATATGTTACAAAAGGTAAAGTTTGCACCTGGATTTAATAAACAAGTTACATCAACGGGTGGCGAGAGCCAATGGGTTGCAGGTGACAATGTTCGTTTTAGATACGGTAGCCCTGAAAAAATAGGCGGTTGGGCACAATTAGGATCAGTTGATATTACTGGCCGTAATACTGCTATTCATCATTTTGTAAATACATCAGGTATTAAATATGCAGCATTAGGAACAAATAGAATACTTTATGCTTATTCTGGGGGTATTTTTTATGACATACATCCAATTAAAACTACAACAACTTTAACGTCAGCTTTTACAACAACAAATGGTTCTTCAACTGTTACATTAACTTTTGCATCCGCACATAATATTAATAAACTTGA